GTTTGTTAAGTGGTAAGATCTGAGAGATCCTAATTTGATTATTAATGTAAAAAGTATATTGTCGTTGAAAGAATCTGGATTTTTTTCACAAGAAGAATCACAAGCACTTTATGATGAACAGGTTAAAAAAGATAGTGAAAATACGCTAAAATTACACCTCCTATTATGAGAAAGAAATTAAAGGAGGAAATGAAAATGATAAAAATGTTTTCAGATTATAAAACAATGGTGAGTGAACCGACGAAAGAATTTAAACAATTATACAGAAAGGAAATTATTTTACTTAATGTGGTTGTTTATGCAGCTTTTATCGGAGGGAGCTATGTTATAACTAATCGCAAAAGCATTAAAGAAAAAATCAAAACCAAATTTAATAAATCCAAAAAAGACTGAGTCGTTAACAACGGCTCTTTCTTTTTATATTTGAAAGGAGAAAAAACAATGAGTATGCAAACTTGGGCCAAAAAAGAAATAGAGATCGCTTGTAAACGTGAACGAGAGGCTTCGGATGTAAAAAAAGACGATTGGGATTATGGTTGTGCTTGTTATGAGAGCGCTTTGAAAGCTTACAAAAGTCTCATGGGAGACGGTCATAGTGGATTCAGTATTGGTATGACTAAGCATATTTTGAATCGCCTCATCGATGGTAAACCACTGACACCCATTGAAGATACTCCTGATATTTGGAACGAGCTTTCTCGTTTTGGTGATAATAAATATACTTCATACCAATGTACGCGAATGAGTTCGTTGTTTAAATATGTTTATGCCGACGGGACAGTAAAATATAAGGACATCGATGGTTGTTACGGGGTTGATATTAATAATCCCTATTATACCTTTAGCTCGGGGCTGGTAACAAAAATTATTGACGAGATGTTTCCTATCACAATGCCATATTATCCTGGGAAAACCATGGCTGTTTATTGCGAGGACTTTCTGACGGATAAAAAGAACGGCGACTTTGATACTAAAGGTATATTTTATGCTGCTAAGCCTGATGGTGAAAAAATCGAAATTAATAGGTTTTTCAAAGACGCTAAGGACGGTTGGGATGAAATCGATGAAACTGAGTACAACGAAAGAAAGGAACGGAAAATATGAGTTATCAATATAATCAATATTTACACACACATAAACTAGGTGTTAAACAAGGTTTTGAATGGATTAAAAGTAATTTACCAGAATTAGTAAAACAAGAAGAGTTCGATTTAGAACATCAAATCGGATTTGCTCACGACAACTCTAAAACCGAACAAGACGAGTACGATGCTTATGATAAATATTTCTATGGAGGAAATAGATCATACTCTGTCACTCAAGAGTTTAATAGGGCTTGGCTTCTTCATATCCACCGAAACCCTCATCATTGGCAGTATTGGGTTCTAATTAACGATGATCCAAAGGAGGGCGAAGTTCTCATAGAGATGCCCTACAATTATATTCTTGAAATGATTTGTGACTGGTGGTCTTTTAGTTGGACTAAAGGAGATTTGAATGAGATATTTCCGTGGTACGAAGAACATAAGGATTATATTCAACTTCATAGTAGTTCTCGATTAGCCGTTGAAGGTATTTTAGCGTTAATGAAAATTAAATTGGAGGAAAAAATAAATGATTAAACTATAAGTTGAGGATTACTGTCAACAATGCCTACATTTTGAATCGGACGTAGAACAACCGACCGTGACATATTTTTCGAATCGAGTCGTAAAAATAAGCGATACAGTCATTAAATGTAAACAGAGAAAACGTTGTGAAGACATCAAGTTATATTTAGAACGGGGAGGAAAAAACGATGATTCTAATTGAAAAAACAGAAGTTATGGGTTTCGATCAGGCTATCCGTGGTATGCGAAACCCGATGAACAGTTGGGATAAATCCGATAGCGGTATTTGCAAGGGCGGCGATGACGGAATTGGTTGTTCCAATTGTGCTTCCGCTTATCTAACGCCTGGTGAATCTACTTGTGGGCATCCATACGATCACTCCTTCCAGATTGGTAAGAACGATTACGAGTTAATGATGAAGCTTGTTAGGGGTGGTCCGGTTCACGCCAAATTCCGTAGAATGATTACTGTGTATGTTGATATTACAGCACCTCTGTATTGGTGGAAAGAGTTTGACACCTACAAAGTAGGTACGGTCGCTAACTCCTGCTCCACAATGCACAAGATTCATGCGAAGGAGTTTACCATAGATGACTTCTCACATGAACATTTGATTGTCGAGAACGGCGTTAATTACATTGATATGGTTGGCTGGCTTCAAAAGCAGATTGATGTTTTAAATCAGTGGCGGCTAACTTATTTGGATGTTGATAAAAGCCCGATAAGCGCTGAGTCACAAAAGCGGTATTGGTGGCAGATGATTCAACTTCTACCCTCTTCTTACAATCAGAAGCGTACCGTCATGTTGAACTACGAGGTTCTTGCTGGTATCTACCCGATGAGAAAAAACCACAAGCTTGATGAGTCGTGTGAATTTTGTCAGTGGATTGACCTCCTTCCTTGGAGTGAAATCATTACTTGTAACCCTATTAAGGAGGACAAAAATGAACATTAACGAATATCAAATCGCAGCTCTTCGAACCGAACCCGCGGATAGTCCCTATCCAAGAATTCTCAACGGCGTTATGGGTCTGAATGGAGAAGCCGGAGAGTGTATCGATTTAGTTAAGAAACACCTCTTTCAAGGTCATAAACTCAACGAAGAACACCTTGCTAAAGAACTTGGCGATATCGCATGGTATCTTGCCGTGAGTGCGGACGCTATTGGTTATGACTTGGAAACTATATTTCAGATGAATATTGATAAACTCAAGGCTCGTTATCCAGAGGGTTTTGACGCCGATTTGAGTATTCATCGAAAGACGAATGATATTTAAGGAGGACTCTCGTGAAGCGAATCTCTAAAACTGAATATTACCTCGGTATTGCCGAAGCCGTATCAAAACGCAGTACATGCCTCCGAAGGCAATACGGCGCCATTATCGTTAAGAACGATGAGATAATCTCTACAGGCTATAATGGTTCTCCGCGTGGTTCAGACAATTGTTGCGACGTTGGATATTGCTGGCGAGAAGAAAACAACATCCCTCATGGTGAGCAATATGAAGCCTGTCTCGCTGTCCACGCGGAGCAGAACGCCATTATATCAGCATCCAGAAGGGACATTATCGGTTCCGTACTATATTTGGTCGGGTTTGAAAATAGGAAGCGGTTGCCTGCCGAGCAGGTCAAGCCCTGCAAAATCTGTGAAAAGATTATAATCAATTCCGGAATCATAAAAGTGGTTACGGAAGAAAAGGAGGGAGCTTTATGAAAACCGAGCAATTCAATACTATCATTGAGGAGCAGCAGAAACGATGTACTGATATTCTTATCAGTAAGGCTAAGGAATACTCCACCGTGGATCGTTTGCATAACTTCAAAGTAGCGGCTGGACTCCAAATGACAACACCTATTAATGCTCTAGCAGGTATGTTGGCTAAACATACTGTTAGTATCTATGATATGTGTCGCTCTGGTCAATTGTATTCCGAAGCGATGTGGGATGAGAAAATTACCGATCATATAAATTATTTGTTTTTATTGAAAGCTCTGACTATCGAAGAAGCAGAAGGGCGGACAAAATGTGGAGACGAGAATTAATAAAAAATAAAATCTATTCGCTTGTACTTATTTTAATTGGTGTGGTGCCTATTCTGATTGACCAGGATGGCACTTTTTTTATATTCTCTTTAATACTTGGACTTCCATTGTTCTTTGCTAAGGAGAATTGGATTATGTAGGAGGTCGTTACTATGCGGATAGCAGGAACCCTATCTTGTTCGCTCGTTAATGGTTACGGTGTCCGTTACGTTATATTCTGCCAAGGATGTACTCATCATTGTATTGGTTGCCAAAATCCAGAAACATGGGACTTTAATAGAGGAGAAGAGATTACTCCAGAAGAGCTAGTAAAAGACATTAAAAGACATAAATATATTGATGGTATTACGCTATCAGGGGGAGATCCGTTCTATCAGCAAGAGGAATGTGTCTCCCTCTTAAAACTTCTTCCTGAAAACCTGGATGTATGGATTTACACAGGTTTTAACTATGAGGAAATTAAAAATACCAAGCTTGCGCAAATGGCCGATTATATCGTTGATGGAAAATTCGAACAGGATAAAATGGTTGCCGGAAAAATGTACGGCAGTAGTAATCAAAGAATCATTAATATAAAGGAGGATAGATTAGTTTGTGAATGATACCAACTATTGGATTGAAGAAAGGAACATTGACCCAATATGATAAATAATGAGTTTATTTTAAATTATAAAGAGCTAATCGACGACTACATACAAGTTAACGACTGGCGTGTAAAAGAGAATTCCACAGTAAGTTACTCGGTTGGAGGTCTTATTCTATCTAATTCCGGAGCTGTCACCGCTAACTATTGGCTGTCGAATGTTTATGACCAAGAGATTGCTGTCGCTCATCGAAATGCCGCAATCCATTTACATGACTTGTCCATGTTAACTGGTTATTGTGCCGGTTGGAGCTTGAAGCAACTTATTCAAGAAGGACTTGGTGGTGTAATCGGCAAAATCACTTCCACTCCTGCAAGCCATTTATCAACGCTCTGTAATCAAATGGTTAATTTTATCGGCATTATGCAGAACGAATGGGCAGGAGCTCAGGCATTTTCATCCTTCGATACTTATTTAGCGCCATTCGTTAAAATAGACAACTTAACTCAAAAAGAAATCAAACAGTGTGTGCAGTCTTTTGTATTCGGGCTTAATACGCCATCACGCTGGGGGACGCAAGCGCCTTTCTGTAATATTACTCTGGACTGGACGGTTCCAAACGACCTGGCCAACCTCCCTGCTATTGTTGGCGGTAAGGAAATGGATTTCACCTATGGTAATTGTCAGAAAGAAATGGATATGGTTAATAAGGCTTTCATCGAGATTATGATTGAAGGTGATGCCCACGGAAGGGGTTTCCAATATCCTATCCCCACCTACTCTATCACAAAGGATTTTAACTGGGGTGAGACTGAGAATAACAAACTTCTATTTGAGATGACTGCAAAGTATGGTACCCCCTATTTCTCTAATTACATCAATTCAGATATGGAGCCCAGTGATGTACGATCTATGTGCTGCCGCCTTAGACTTGATTTGAGGGAACTACGTAAGAAGTCTGGCGGTTTCTTTGGCTCTGGTGAGTCCACTGGTTCAGTTGGTGTAGTTACCATCAACTTGCCGAGAATTGCTTATCTGGCTTCGGACGAAAAGGATTTCTATTCTAAGTTAGATAAATTGATGGATATTTCGGCCCGTTCTCTCAAAATTAAGCGAACATTCATCACTAAGCTTTTGGATGCTGGACTCTATCCTTATACTAAGCAGTATTTAGGGACTTTTGATAACCATTTTTCAACCATTGGTCTTGTTGGTATGAACGAAGCTGGTCTGAATGCAGATTGGTTACAAAAAGATTTGTCTACTCCAGAAGTTCAGAAGTTCGCTAAAGATGTTCTTAACCACATGCGCGAAAGACTTAGCGATTATCAGGAGCTTTATGGTGACCTTTATAATCTTGAGGCTACTCCTGCTGAGTCTACCGCATATCGCTTTGCAAGGTTCGACAAAAAACAATACCCTGATATCATCACTGCAAATGAGAATGGAACACCTTACTACACTAACTCAACTCACCTTCCGGTTGGTTATACTGATGATGTTTTCTCAGCACTCGATATCCAGGACGAACTTCAAACTCTATATACATCCGGCACCGTGTTCCATGCCTTCCTTGGTGAGAAGCTTCCAGATTGGAGGTCCGCAGCTAGTCTGGTTCGTAAGATTGCTGAGAACTATAAGCTGCCGTATTACACCTTGTCTCCGACATATTCCATCTGTAGGAACCATGGGTATATAAACGGTGAAGTTGGGAATTGCCCAGTTTGCGGCGAAAAAACGGAAATCTATAGTCGTATCACTGGATATTATCGCCCGGTCCAAAACTGGAACGACGGTAAGACGCAGGAGTTTGAAGACCGACAAGTATATACGACTTCTCGTATAGATATGAATGCTTCTTGTCGCAACGACATTACTTTATTTGGCACAAAAACTTGCCCTAATTGTATCCAGGCTGAAAAGATTTTAAATAACGCAGGAATCAATTTTGTAAAGATTTTAGCAGAAGACAAACCAGAACTTGTAGCTAGTCTCAAAATAATGCAAGCCCCTACCCTCGTTGTTAGAAATAGGATTAAAAATATTGACGAGAGGTTTATAGGTGTTAGTGAGATTTACAAATTCGTAAATAAGGAGGCAAAACAAAGTGAATGACAGAGATTTGAGGAGAAACGCTTCAGGGTGTCCCGACCCAACCGCTTATCAGGCTATTAAAAACATTGACCGAGAGGACGAGAACTTTCATAAACTTCTACATACCATCTTCTATATTTGCAATGCTGCTGGATTTGAAATTGAAGGTCGGATTGTACTTATAGACAAAAAGACCGGTAGGATTTGGAGGTGATTGAAATGTAGTTCTATAATCTGTATAATAAATTTGGAATAGTCTGCATATTTGTTGAAAGGAGAAAAATCATGGAAATTAAAGGATCTATATCTCAAATGTTAAAAGGATTAGAAAACGCTAACGTATCCAAGGATTTACTTGTGGGAAAACCAATTAACGATTCCAATAGAAATAAGATTGGAGTAATAACAAAAATAGATATTAACAACGATACATGGTATGGATGCGTATCGGAAAATATCTTTGGAGGAATTAAACATAGTAGTTTTGAGATATCTGGTAAATAGGGAAAGGAGAAAAAAAATATGAGTAGAGGAACGAAAAAGCGTAGTACGTTTGGTATACTTCTAGATTTTGTTCTGGTACTATTAACAGGTGGATTATGGCTTATCTGGATATTGATTCGGTATCTGAGAAACAACAGTTAACTATTTGGGCGGCATATTTATAACCCATGTTTTGTTATTTACCTTGAACGGTGAAAATGAAATGTGGGTTATTTTTATGTATACGCGAAAGTTACATTTCCTATTATGGAAACCAATATTTAAAGGAGGAATAATAATGAAAGAAATGTTTCAAGATTATAAAACAATGGTGGTTGAACCGAAAAAAGATTTTTATAAAATGCACGGAAAAGAAGTTATTATATTGAACGTAGCAATTTATGCAGCTCTTATCGGAGGAAGTCTTGTTGTAAGTAATCGAGAAAAGATAAAAGAAACAATCAAATCCAAATTTAATAGAGGTAAGAGAGAGACTGAGTCCTAAAACAAGGACTCTTTCTTTTTTTTTATGCGATTTTTTACGCGTTTTTTACACCCCTCTTATGGAAACTATATTTTTGAAAGGAGAAAAAAAATGACAGAGAAAAAATTTAGAAAATTTGCAAGCAACTTAGACGGTAGTAAATTTAGAGACCTAGCGGAAGCAGCGGTGGATTTTGATTGTAAAAATTTAGATGGTACTAAAATAGTTGGTACAGCTAGAAATAATTTAATCGAGGTCATGTCGTTGGATTACCAAACAGGATCTAATTTTACTAAAAACAAATATCTTACAGTTGGTTGCGTTTCGGGTGTGATGGCTGTTATTAGTTTTTTACTCATTAAAAAAAGTATTAAAACAAAAAAGGAGGAGTCCTAACAAGGGCTCTTCTTTTTGCAAATTTCGTCCGTAAACCTTTAAAAATCGATATAATTTCTGCCCACTTTTAATTTTTGTAAAGTGGGCTTTTTAAGTTTTTCGAAAAGTTGGACATATTTTTGAAGATTGTTCGGACGAATTTTTGGGTTTTTGCCCAAATAAGTGGGCTTTTTGCCCACTTTTAAAAACAAAAGTGGGCTTAAAAAATCGGACCCATTTTCTGAAAACGGCCCTTTTTGGGTGTTTTTTGGGCAAAAAAGGGCGATTTGCTCCGATTTGAAAAATTATTCGGACGAAAAGCCCACTTGCCCACTTTTATTCTCTATTAATTGTGATAAAAAGATTAAATATATATATAGATATGGCCAAAATAAGTGGGCATTTGACCAAGAGGATAAAAACACCCATTCTCACAAATATTTATTGGAAAATTTTTCTTCGCGAAGAAAACATACCCTTTTATGAAGAGAGAAGAATAAAACGCGACCGGCGTTTACTTTCTCTTTTTTGTTTGTTTAAAAACAAGAAAGGAGGCCCGCTTATGGCCAGTAGTTCTAAATTAGAAAGAGACTTTCAAGCGAATCTCATCCGAGAATTAAAAACAATGTTTCCCGGATGTATGGTAATGAAACTTGACTCGGGTTATATTCAAGGAATTCCCGACCTACTAGTTTTGTTCGAAAACAGGTGGGCCACTTTGGAATGTAAAAAATTCGCGGGCGCTAAGAAACAACCAAATCAAGAATATTATGTCGGGCGTATGGATGAGATGTCATTCTCAAGATTTATATGTCCGGAAAATAAGGAGGAGGTATTGCATGAACTTCAACAAACATTTAAACCTTGAAGGGCAACACGCATTTCTCGGTGCTAGTAAATATCATTGGATTAATTACGATGAAGCAAAAGTAGCTGATGTATATTCTAAATATTTGGCAGCACAAAAAGGCACGATGCTTCATGAATTTGCAGCTCAGTGTATTAGGCTTGGACAAAAACTACCAAAGTCTCGAAAAACTCTGAACATGTACGTAAACGATGCAATTGGATTTAGAATGACAGTCGAACAAGTTTTATTCTATTCTGAGAATTGTTTTGGAACAGCAGATGCAATAACATTTCGAAATCAATTACTTAGAATTCACGACTATAAATCCGGTGTCACTCCGGCCCGCATGGAGCAGCTTGAAATTTACGCTGCTCTTTTTTGTTTGGAATATAAAATAAAACCGGCAGACATCGACATCGAATTGAGGATTTATCAATCTGACGAAATAGTAGTACATAATCCAACTGCGGAAGACTTAGTTCCGATCATTGATAAGATAATTACTTTTGACAAGGTAATAACAAAAATCAGATCAGAGGAGGCTTAGAACATGAATCCTATTGCAGAAGAAATTCTACAACATTATGGAACGCCAAAACGTTCTGGGCGCTATCCTTGGGGTTCAGGCGATAACCCTTATCAACATAGTGGTGATTTTCTGAGTCGTGTGAATGAGTTGAAAAAATCAGGAATGAGCGAAAAAGAAGTAGCAAATTCCATGGGTTTAACAACCAGTCAGCTTAGAACTCAGGTTGGGTTGGCAAAAGATGAAAGAAGATCTATTGATGTCGCTACTGTTAAAGGTCTGAGAGAAAAAGGATACAGCCTTAATCAGATTGCAGAAAAAATGGGTTATAAAAACGACTCATCGGTACGCTCTCTTTTAAATGAGAACTCGGAAACCCGTATGAACCAGGCTAGAAAGACCGCCGACTTCCTTAAAAAACAAGTTGACGAAAAAGGAATGATTGACGTTGGAGTTGGTGTAGAACGTGAATTAGGCATTTCTAAGGAAAAGATGAAGCAAGCCCTTTATATTCTTGAAATGGAAGGATACGAGCTTTATGGTGGCGGAGTTCCTCAGGTTACGAACCCAGGCAAGCAGACCAATATTCAAGTCCTCTGCCCTCCCGGAACTGAACATAAAGAAATCTATGATTTTGGAAATGTCCATTCTGTTAGAGAATATATCTCGCATGATGGAGGCGATACTTTTGACACATTTGTCTATCCCAAGAGTATGGACTCTAACCGGGTTAAGATTCGTTATGCAGAAGATGGCGGTATCGATAAAGATGGCGTGGTTGAGATTCGAAGAGGAGTCGACGACCTTTCTTTAGGAGAATCCCATTACGCCCAGGTTCGTATTCTTGTAGATGGCAAGAAGTACATAAAAGGAATGGCTGTCTATTCAGATGATATGCCAGACGGAGTCGATATCGTATTTAACACCAACAAAAAACAAGGAACTCCAAAAGGAGATGTGTTAAAGAATATCACAAGTGATCCTGATAATCCGTTTGGGTCCCTTATCAAAGCCGGTGGTCAAAGTTATTACGTAGATAAAGATGGAAAACGTCAACTTTCACTCATTAATAAAAGAGCTGAAGAAGGCGATTGGAATGAATGGAGTGATAATCTCCCCTCTCAATTTCTATCAAAACAGAGTATAACTTTGATTAAAAAACAACTTAATTTAGTGTCAGCCGATAAACAAGCAGAGTTTGATGAGATTATGTCCCTCACAAACCCGACGGTAAAGAAAGCTTTATTAAAATCTTTTTCGGATGATTGTGATTCGGCAGCCATTCATTTACAGGCAGCGGCTTTACCAAGACAGAAGTATCAGGTAATCCTACCTATTACTTCAATGAAGGATAATGAAGTATACGCTCCTAACTATGAAAATGGTGAACAGGTAGCTCTCATAAGATACCCTCATGGTGGAACATTCGAGATACCTATTTTAACTGTCAATAATAAACAATCAGAAGCTAGGCGAGTTCTTGGTAACACCCCATCAGATGCCATTGGTATCAATAATAAAGTGGCTGATAGATTGTCTGGAGCTGACTTTGATGGCGATACAGTTATGGTTATTCCCACCGGGGGTAAAGTAAAAATTGCATCCACCCCTGCTTTGAAAGGACTTGAAGGGTTTGATCCTAAATTAGAGTATGGCGGTAAGAAAGATGGAACATTTAAAGTAATGAAGAATACTCAGACAGAAATGGGTAAAGTTTCAAATCTGATTACTGACATGACTTTGAAGGGTGCCACCCAAGATGAATTAGCAAGAGCGGTTCGTCACAGTATGGTAGTCATTGATGCCGAGAAACACAAGTTAGATTATAAACAAAGTGAGATTGACAACGGTATTACTTCTCTTAAGAAGAAGTATCAAGGTACCTATGATGAAGATGGTCGGTACCGTGAAGGTGCTGCTACTCTAATTTCGAGGGCTAAGTCTGAGACTTCCGTCTTAAAAAGAAAAGGCAGTCCTATCGTTGACAAAGATACCGGTAAACAAAGTTATAAAGAGGTTTATGAGGAGTATACCGATAAAAAAACAGGAAAGATCCGTGTTAGAACTCAGAAGTCCACCAAGATGGCTGAGACTGATGATGCTTTTACTCTAGTGTCCGATGCTAATACTCCAGCAGAAAGAGCGTATGCAGAGTATGCTAATAAGATGAAGGCTCTAGGGAACCAGGCTCGTAAGGAAATGGTCAATGCTGGTAAGATTGCCTATTCCGTCTCGGCAAAAACAACTTATCAAGAGGAAGTAGACTCCTTATCAGCCAAGCTGAATGTGGCCCTTAAGAACGCCCCTCGTGAGCGGCAGGCCCAGGTGATAGCTAATGCAGCCGTCAACGCTAAAAAACAAGACAATCCCGATATGAAACCAGCTGAAATAAAGAAGATCGGTCAACAAGAACTAACACGAGCCCGTGCCGCCGTTGGTGCAAAAAGAGAGACCATTAAGGTTACCGACCGTGAATGGGAAGCCATTCAAGCTGGTGCCATCAGCGAAAACAAACTTACCCAGATCATTAATAATGTGGATATAGATGATCTTAGACAGCGAGCTACTCCTCGAACAACAACTTCTTTGAGTACTGCTAAGATTAATCGAATCTCTTCTATGAATGCTTCTGGATACAGCACGGCCGAAATAGCTAAAGCTCTTGGTGTTTCAACAACTACCGTATCCAACTACTTGAATGGAAAGGAGTGAACTGCTAAATGCAAAGCAGATGTATGTTAACGACGTTTGATAACCCTTACAATCCCTTCGAACAGTTCGCTTCTTGGTTCTTGTTCGATGTAGAAAAAGGTTACGGTTCTTGTTCTTATCTAGGAAGAATTGCTAAAACTTCAGATCAACTGTCTGAAGAAGAAAACGATTTAGAAGTTGAAAGAGCAATTGATGAAATTATTAAATATGATTTCAGAAACATATACAAGAAGGTAACTAGGCAAGATACGAGTACCTAAACACAGCTAACTTATTGTTTAAACAACGAATAGTTTCTAGAACAAAGACGGTTTTGGTTCTTGGTTATGGAACATATAGGGGGGTGCCGCAAATATCACACCCCCTCCGTCAT